CGAGCGCTCCCAGCATCAGGAGCGCAGCTTCTCAGCTTCGCGAGCGCGCTCGCGAGCTTCGCGCGACTGCTGACAGTCGCGAAGCCTTGAGAGAGAAGCTCGAGGAGAGCCTCGAGGAGCTCGAAGCTCTCATGGCCTCGCTTCGCTGGCCTCTCCTCGCTCGCTGATCTTCTCTCGCCTTTCTCCTCCTTTCTCCTTCCTTCTCTCCTCTTCTCCTGCAATGGCCTCCTCTTCTCTCCTTCTCGCTCCTCCTGCTGTGCGCTCAAGCGCTCCTCGCGCGCCTCGCGAGCTCTCCTCCTTTCTCGCGCGCTTCGACCTCTCCTTCTCCTCGCTTCTCACCTCCGGAAGCGCAAACGCGAAGCTCGCGAAAGGCGAAGGCCTCGCCTTCTCCTCGCTTCTTCATCTCCTCCCCGCGAAAGGCCTCGCGCGCGCGCTCACACCTTCTTCTCATGCTTGCAACGTAAGGAGCGAGCTCCCCGGACTTCGCGAGCTCGCGATCCGAGAAGGCCTCCTCGAGCTCGCGCTCGCCTTCCATGCTTGCGGCTTCTCGAGCGATGCTTGCGAAGATCTATGTTTGGCCTTTTCCGGACACGGAGGCCTCTCTCCTGCGATCTCCTCATGTCGCGCGAGGAGAGGCCTCGCGCTTCTCTCTAATCGCGAGCTCTTCATACGTTGCATGTTGTGGGCGATCGGTTACGACATGAGAAAGGCGCGCAAGCTTCGCCTCCCCTTCGCCTTTCGAGGCAATGGCACTCAGGAGCTCCCCTGGGACGTGCCTCTCATGAGCGCCTCTCTCTCGCGCGAGGAGGCGAGAGCGCTCTCTCGCCTTTATGGAAGCCCAATCCCAGCCGGTAGGGTGACAATCCCCGGAGCGCTTCGCGAAGTGCGAGGCCTCTCTCTCTACGACTATGCAAAGGCGCCTCTCGCGCGCCTCCTCGCTATGAGAGACGCTGGCATTCACACTACGGCCTCGCTTGCCGCTGATGCACCAGGAGGAGCACTTCGCGCTCTCGAGGCCTCTCGCCATGGCTTCGCGATTGCCGTGCCGATCCTTCTCGCGAAAGGAGCGCCTCTCCCAGGGGAGCTCCTTCTCACTGCGAAAGGAGGAGGCCTCGCGCGCCTCGATTGCATCGATGGGGACCTTAACGATCTCCGGATGTTGGACCGAGCTCCTCGCGCTGGCTTCTCAGGCCTCGCTGTGATCCTTCGCCTCAAGCGCTCGAGAGGCTCGAAGCCTGAGAGCGCCTCGCGCTTCGCGCTCGCTCCTTACGGCGATTGGCAAGAGCTCGCGGGAGGAGGCCTCGCGCGCTTCTCCGGGGAGCTCTTCTCATGAGCGTCTCGCTTCGCCTCTCGAGCCTCGAAGCGCTTCTCCTTCTCCTCGCTCTCGAAGCTTTCGAGCCTGAGAGCCTGAGAGAAGAGGAGCTCCTCGAGAGCCTCCTCGAGCGCCTCGAGCGCTCCTCTCCTCGCCTCCCCTTCTCCTCCTCTCGCGAAGCTCGCGCGCGCCTCCTGAGCTCCTCCTGAGAGCTCTCAGGCTGACAAGCTTCTCAGGCCTCTCCTTTCTATGGGGAGGCCTTTCTCGTGCCGGGGAGAGACAATCCCGACATTTGGGGTCGGAATTTAAGATTTGCAACGTTGCAAACTGTAAAACGGTATCAACGGATACAGAAAGTTGGACGAATCCGTGGCAGACTAGGGAGCAGTAGCGCGAAAGTTTAAAGCGTGGGGGCGCGGGGCCACCCCTTTTTGATGGCGGCTATTTTTCAAACGACTTTTTTGCCCCCAGTATTTATACCTACGCTCCCTCCATTTTGCGCTGTTAAAAGCTAGTGCGCACTGCGCGAACGATCTAGTCTTCAATGGAAAGGAGTGAGCGCACTAAGATCCTGCGCGAAAAGAAAGTGCTCGAGCAAGCGAGCCCCCAAGGCGAGCATTTTTCAAGCACTTTCTTTCTTTTCTTCTTCTTTTAATTGTTTATTGTCTTTCGTTTGCTGCTGCGCACAATTTCAGCGGCTCGAGGCTATTTACGAGCGTTTAAGCAGAGAAGAGAGTTAGTTAGAAGATGGTTGTAAGGAAGAGGCCCTTGGAACAATCGCCTTGGGGGCAGAAGGCCGCTGGGAACGTACGCCTTGGGGGCTATTGCTCGTAGCGGCCTTCGTCATGACGCTTTGCGTCTCCTTCTGCGCGATGGGCCTCTGGCGAAGGGAGCTTATGAAAGCTTTTCGAAAGGGGCCAGGAGGAAGGTCGCTTGACAAGATCGCCTTGGGGGCTTCCTGCGCGAGGCGACCTTCCTTGCAGCGTTAACAACCATCGTTAACTGTCTCAGGCGGCTGCTGCGCCTATGCCTATCATATATCGGCCTGTGGGTGAAGTGCGACGGTTTTACTAGGGTTTTGAGCAATGAAGCTTAAAAATTACAGAATTTCTTAATAATTCAATGGGAGAGAAGGTAGTTAAGCTGAGGCATGCCTAAGAGACTATGAGCTACCACGATCCCTTTGAAACGCTTTCTGAAGTGAGAGCCGTATGGCGCATCCACACGCCCAGCAGGCGCTACAAGAACAAAGTGCTAAAGGCTTTTGAGAAATTCATGCAACTGCCCAAGACCAGCTTTTACAAAACCAGCTTCCCAAGGTACGATGGCTACCAAATGGACCTCCTTTCTTTTTCCATTGACCATGGTGAAGAAAGCTTGTCTTCTTTCTACCCCGACTGGTGATGGCTTATTCTCTTAAAGAGCTTTGCCGCCTTGCCACTAAATACGCCCTGTGTCCTGAAATGACTGAACCGTCCTTGTCTGAGCTGAAAGAGCGCTTTGCTGGTTTTGAATGGTGCGCCGATAAGGCCACTGCTGCTGCTTTTGGCTACTACGCAGCCATGGAAGAGTTCAATGGCAAGAAAACGATTACGAAAGATATTTACGAGCAATGCACTTCAGTGGTAGAAGATGCGCAAAAGCTTGCTCTAAATCCAGGAGAGACCGCCGACCGCATTTTCACTCTCATTTACCATTGGCTTGATAAAGAGCTGGAAAGCGAAGGGTGGGACGACGTTGAAGACACCAATAGTTTTCGCCACGACCTTCATCGTTTGTTCCAGAACAAACTGATCGATGAGGAGTGGGTGGAGAAATACCAGCAAGATTAGTCCCGGTAGAAGCATGATGCAGCATGCAACACGCTAAAGCCTTCTAAATTAAGCCTTTGTAAGCGTTCAGGGTAGAAGCATGCCAAACGATGATCTTCCATGTCCTTGTTGCGCAATGCAACACGCAGGTCACGATCATCAATGCTGCATTTGTCAAAAGGCTTTTTGAGAATGGTTTTCACAAAGTCGCAAGTGCTTTCAAACAGCTCTGGCGAATAGAGCTTCGCCGCCCTGCTATACACCGTCATGTATCTTTCCATCGTTAAGCGATTGCCAATGGCATAGAGGTCGCAAATGTCGTTGCCATGGGGCCCCTCGTGCTGCCACAGTTCATCGTCGGGCTCTGGTCCTTCATGGCGCTTCCCTTTCCAATTTTGCTCCCACCATTTACGATGCTGCTCACAGCAGGCCAAACACCCTCCGCCTCCTCCTGGGTGCTTATGCACGGCTTCGTTGGAAGCAATGAGCAGGCGAGCAAAGCGAGGATCTTCTGAAAGAAAGAATTCTCTTTTGTCCCAGCGCTTGGGTTCTATGTCAAAACGAAGCTTAACAATAGTGGAATGCTCTATGTCATTTTTCTTTTCCCATTGGACCATTTGTTCATAGCTGCGCTGCATGGAATAGAGCTGCATGCCAATATGCTTCTTCGCTGCTTGTTTGTCCAGGAGAAAGGCTCGCTCAGGGAGGATGAGTTGTGCTTCAGCTTTTTCTTCTTCTTCAAAGCAATAGTTCTTAAAAGGCAATGCATCAATCATTTCTTGCTTGTTTTCCAAAGGCACTTTCACATAGGAGCCTTCAATGCGTTGTCTCCCGCGATGCTCCACTTGACAATCAACAGTCCAAGAATGGAAAAAGCAATTGACAATGGCACCATCAGCTTCAAGATCATCAATTAATTCTTTCCATCGTCCCACATGCTTCATGAAGCTCCGCTTATGGCCAGAAAATAACAAGGCAATGTACATTGTGGAATTGTTAATTTTCTAGCTTTGTAGCCAATCCTACTCTCTCTCCATCGCTTCCTTTGATAGCGTGGAAGGATTAAGCTTTGGTGCCATGCTAGATGATTTGCCAATGCCTTTCATGGCAGGAGCCATTAAGCTATGGCCTGTTCATAGCCGCCCTGGCTATCAATGGTTCGTCGCTTACGGAGGCAAGCCGTATTATTTCCGTACAAAGAGCGAAGCGTTGCTTTTTGCCAGGGACAGGCAAAGTGGAAGTGATCCTGAAGGGCTTTGCGACTGAGCTACAGTAAGGAGTGTTCGTTCGGCCCGCGCAAGGCGGGCTTTGCTGTCTCATGAAGCTCAAGGAAAGCGCAAAGTGCGAAAAGATTGCTCGAACTGGCAGGGTGGAAAGCTGGCTAAATGATCCCGAAGGGCGTTTGGCAGTGAGCTGCACAGTATTTGTCGTGGAAGATTCAATGGAAGGGCCTGATGGTATTGAACAATCATGGCGCTTTGTTTCCCATGGTCTTCGTAACGGCGCAGGCGTGGCAGTGCATTTGTCCAACTTGCGTGCCAAGGGAGAAGAAAATGGCAAGGGACTTGTCGCTAGTGGTCCGCTTAGCTTTGGCAAAATCTATTCCACGCTCAACGAAATCCTGCGTCGCGGAGGAAAGTATAAGAATGGTGCCGTTGTGCTTCATTTGGATTATGACCATCCTGATGCCATTGATTTAATCAAAGCTCCGCGTTCAGAATTTCCATGGGCAAAACGTTGCATTGACGTGGATGAGCACTTCCTTGATAAATCATCGCCTGAATTCATTAAAGCATTGTGTCAGGGCATCTCCACAGGAGACATTTGGCTCAATAAGATTCGCTATAACGAAAGAGGGGAACGCCTTCGCGGAAATGTCTGCCTCGAAATTTATCTTCCTCATCGTGGCACTTGTCTTCTACAGCATGTCAATCTCGGTGCTTGTGGCATCAATGAAGTAGAACAAGCCTTTATGGATGGTATGCAGCAGCTTTGTGAGCTGCATCCTTCTACTGGCGTGGGCGACACTGGCGAATACCTTTCTCCGTCCATTGATAAGCAAGTGGGCCTTGGCATTCTTGGCCTGGCCAATTTCCTTTCCATTCATGACATCTCCTACGAAGACTTTGGCAAGGCTCTGGAAGCTTATCTTGATGAGGATCCTCATCCTTGGTGCCATCATTGGGCTAGTCAGCGTGCTGGCGAAGCCGTAGCTGCCATTCAACGAGGGCTGTTGAGCGCTGCGGACATTGCTAAGGAGCACGGCATGGAACGTGCCTTTACCATTGCCCCCACTGCTTCCTGCTCCTATAGGTATTTGGACTCCAGAGGCTTTACTACTGCCCCTGAAATTGCCCCTCCCATTGATCAAATTGTCGATCGAGATAGTGAAACAATGGGCGTGGAAAGGTTTGAATATGGGCCAGTAGAAATTGCGGAGCAAGTGGGCTGGAAAGCGTTTAAGAAAGTGGCCGATGGCATTGTCGAGCTAATGCAGCGCACTGGCCTCTTCCATGGTTATTCCATGAACTGGTGGTCCGATATGACTGTTTGTGATGAAGCCTTTCTGCGTGAATGGCTTGCCAGCCCTCAATCATCTATTTACTATGCCCTGCAAGTGCAATCGGGCACACAAGCAAAAGACGATATTGGAGTAGACTTGGGAGAGAGTCTGACCGACTTCTTTAATTTGGACGAGCCCGAAGCTTGTTCTTTGGAAGCTGGTTTCTGTAGCGCCTGCGCAGAGTGATCCACGACTAAGGCAATGGGGCAGCATTTGCTGCCCTTGTTTGTCGTCCCTTGTTTTTTCCCATTGCTTCTTTTCACATGGCAGTCCTTGACTATTTTTCTGCTGTTGCTCGTAAGCGTCCCTGGCAGGCAGTGCCTGTCACGAAGGGAGAGTTTGTTGATGGTGCCGAAGAGACCATCTTTCGTGCTTTGGCCATTCGCCACCTTGAACTGCCAGTGAAGGATATGCTCCTTGAGGGGCTTGAGCGGGAGCTTCCTAACAGCCCTGGCCTCATCGAAAGCATCTATAGCAACATCAAAGACGAAGAGCGTCATGACGAGGCTCTTAATTATGTTGCGGCTGCTCATGGCACGAATGAGCAAGCTGAAAAAGAAGCCTTGCGCATTCGCCAGGCATGGCAAGACCATCCTGCCCACCCCATCGCAAAAGTGGCAGTGCTAGAGCGAAGCTTGTTCTTCACCATTCTTCCCTTTTTCCGCTTTAATGGGGACAAAGGACTTCGCACTGTTGCAACGGACATTTCTCGCGATGAAATCTGTCACGCCTATTGCCATACAAAAATTTGCGAGGAAGCTGGCGAAAAGTATGGCGATAGCCTGAACAAGCTGCGGAAAATGACGGCGCTGTGGATTTATGATAAGCTTGGCTCGTCGGATAACAAATATCTTGACAAAGACTTCTGGCTGCGTCAAAGCGACAGTTTGTTCTACAGCGGCAAGGCTCCTGAACTGAACGAAACCCGCGCTTCGACGGTTCCTGCGTTTTTCGAGACCAATGCACTGAATCTGCCTGCCTACGGGCGTAGTTGATGCTATGCTGGTCAGCGTGGGAAGCCGTAGCTCAGGCGGCTAGCAGGTTTGATGCCCTGCACTTCCCCGTTTTTCTTGCGCTTAAGTGTTGGCACACGCTAGGCAAATAGCTTAGAGTCCTGGAGTTCGATTCCCAGAAGCGCCCTTACCATTGATCTCTATGAGCGCCTTCGTCATTGGAGACACCCACTGGGGACACAGCAGGAGCCTGTCCTTCATCCAGCCCGATGGTTCTCCATTGCGTCCTTTTTCTTCTTGCGAAGAAATGGACGAAACAATGGTGGAGCGATGGAACTCAGTGGTCAAAGACAAGGACACTGTGTACCACCTTGGCGATGTTGCCATTCCACGCAGTGGACTAAAGCACTTGGCGAGGTGCAATGGGAGAAAGATTCTCATTCGCGGCAATCACGACACCTTCAAGCTCAAAGACTATGCCGAGTATTTTGAAGACATTCGTGGAGCCATGTTTCACCATGCTGGCAAGGCACTACCAGGCGGCTTAATCTTCACGCACATTCCCGTGCATCCCGATAACCTTCGTGGTCACTATCTGGGCTGCGTACACGGACACCTTCATTGCCATCTAGTGTTCAAGGACGGACAGGAAGATCGGCGTTTCTTTAATGCTTGCGTTGAGAGGAACCAATTCACTCCTGTAGCATTAGAGCTGATCGTCGATCACTTCCGCACCAATGTCAGAGGAGCGGCGAACTTTTAACACGCCGTTGCGTGAGCCTCTCAACCCCATCATCCATCGTCTCCTTCAGGCCATTGATTGGCACAATTCCCGCTATTTCGAGGATCACAATCCTTGGCACTTGGAAAAAGCAGAAAGCTTGCGAAGTTATGTAAGAGAGCTGAAAGATTGGGTGAAGAAAAAAGAAGGAAGATGAGGCAGAGTTTTCCCGCTTTAGGGAATCAATGGGTGCGGCCCATGCTCTGCCTTGTTTTTATCCAGAGCGCTTCAACTCGCTCCAAACGCCGATGGCCTGCTAAACCACGGAATCCAAAACCAACAGTGACGAGGATGTTGGGGCGGGGAGGGCCGAAGCCCTCCCTCTAAATGACCACTAGGCGCCTAGTGGGCTCCTGCAGGAAGCTTTGAAAGCTTAGCAGACTTCCGTCCAGTACACGGCAGCTCCCTCTAGGAATAATCGCTTATTAACGAAACGAGCCTCGTGGAATGGCACTTCCCACATTTCCCGCTTCCCATTGCGAGAAAAGAACAAGCGTACCATCAGTCTCGAGCTTCAGTGAGTTCGATGTATTCAATGCGCCATTGGTGGAATGCTGCCTTTGCAAGGCGCACTTCCTCGCTATTGGGGCCATATAGCCTGCCACCGTCTTCAACGGCCTTGGCGGCCTCCACGGCATTCTCCCAGGCTTCTTCTATGGCAGGAGAGAGGACCATGGCGAGAGGAGCACGGTTTCTCTAGTCTATTCCGACAAATTTTGCATTGCTTTCACCACTTTTTCTGCATTGCGAAGTTTTGGCAGCAGCGAGGGCATATAGAGGTGCTCTGCCGCCAAAAGCTGCAAAGCGCTTTGCCTATTAGCTTCCAACAGAAGAAGCAAAAAAGTAAGCTCTTCTTTGGTGAGTTCAACGCCAATCATTGTTTCAACTTTTCGTGAAAATGGTTTGATTGGTGAAAATTCTAATAGCTATCTAGTGAGGCTCCTTATCCAATCAATATTATCATCTTTCGATGCATCTAATACGGCAGCAGCAAGAGCAAAGCAATAGTCATCAACGCCTGAATCTTTGCCGCCAGTCACTGCCCATTGTCCACTAGCTCGATACAGCACGCTGAGATTTTTAAGCTGCCAGATGAGCTTTTTATGGGGATACAGTTCAATCAGTCCGGCATTAAAAAGCTCTCGCAGCTTACTAAAAGCCTTCATCTTCGTGCTGACAGACCATGAAAGTTCAGTGATGGGAAAGTCTTTGGAGAGATCTTGAATGATGGCAGAGCTATTGAATTGGTCAAGCGTGATGCTTTGAAATTCGTAAAGGCGATGATGCTCCTTAATCCACTCTTCCACTTTTGCAATGCTCACTTCCTTCTTTCCGCCAATTTCAAAATCAGCCTCGAAAGTGTGCAGCTTATCCACGACAAGGCGTTCGCCTTCGTAATGAATGATGCAAGCAATGTATTCATCTCGTCCCACACCGCCTCGAGCTGGGTCAAGGGAAAGGAAATAGGTGCCCATCAGCTCGCGCTTTGGCGGCAACACTGTCCTGTCTTTATTAACTGCCACGTCCACCACTTCAGGGGCCAACAGCACGGAATTACTACGTCTAAACTGAGCCCCGTATTCCACCCAAAAGCTTTCTTCGTCTTTCTTGAGAGCGTTTTGCAGGAAGGGACAATCAAAGGGCAAGTTAGGGTTGATGTCCCAAGTGGGAATTTGCAGGGCTTGCATGCCTGGGTATTCTCCACTTTCTGCTTGCTTGAAATGCTCGTAGAACAAGCCACTGGTTAACCATGGAGATGACAGTTCAATGATTTTGCCATGTTTGCCAAACTGAGCAATGGAAGGCGATAATGCTGTGTACATTGCTTCCGCGCCACGGTTTGCATCGCCATCAATACTGAAAGCAAGTTCGTCCATGACCACTGCCACAACTGCTTTACCACGAGACGCTCGAGCCGATGCAGGAATGGCCTGGAATACGCAACCATTACTCAGCTCAATCTCTAAGGAAGTTTCCCTTGTAATCTCCTGCTCTAGCGGACTATTGATGATGAGCTGGCGAATGTTGTCAAGAGCGATTTTGGACTGTCCCAAATCATTGGCGACAGTCACCACATACCACTTCTCGCCTTTTCTCACTCTCCGACGAAAATGCTCGTCTTGGCAAAAGGCCATGTAAGCAGCAGCCACGGAAGCCATGAAGGTCTTACCGCTTCTCCTGCCCATCGACCAAATGGCGTGGTTGACGTTCTCTTCAAACAGATTGTTGAGAATGCGTTGCTGCCTTGGCCACAATGGCGTTTTAAGGACCAGCTCCGCAAACTCACTACATTTCAGCACGATATTTAGCCATCGCCAGTTCTTCCATATTATGCAACAATTCTTTCGGAAAAAAATAAGCTGGCCTGTTGCGAGCAGGATCGGCCCAGTATTGCTCCTGCATTGCTTCTTCCCCGTAGCACCATCCGTGAATAAACGTTTTTTGCTTTTCTATAGTTACCAAGACAAATTTTTTGCGGGGATTTTCATTTTTTTGCACTATCAAGTCGTAAGAGTGTTTTGAGCGCGTTTTCACATCAATGCCCGGCAGATCGTCAGAGCCTCGCTTGGCTTCGCTTTCTTGAAAAAGATGCTCTTTCATTCCAAGGTATGAAGCTACGGCCATCTCCCCTGCTGCACCGAGCAAATGGATTTCTAGGGCCTTGTCGCCGCGAGCTGCGCCGCGATTACGCCCGCGAAGTCCTTTGACTTCGTTCACGGCTTGCCTTCGCTGTCCTTCCTCCATCGCCTGCTTTCGTTCCTCTTCGGAGAAGACAAATTCAATGGGAGTGGGCATAACAAGACGCACGTCATGGCCATCATACCCATCTTTAGAATGAAAGCAAGCCCATAGTGTGAACAATGTCGGAAGAAACAGTGGATCTTGGTCATGCGAACGAAGCTGGCTTGCGATCGGACGGACTAGCCAATGCGCTTACAGGCATGGGCATCAAGGGTCGCGACAAGAGCCTGCAGACCACTGCCCAACCCATCGTCTTCCTAGCTCAAGAGGAGCTAGAAGCCTTGTACGGCGAGTGGTTGCCACGTCGCATCGTAGACATCTACGCCGAACAGGCCACGCGCAAAGGCTTCAAAGTGTTGTTTGGCGGCGAGGGAGCTGCTGCTGAGGAAGTGGTGGGCATTGAACAAACCATTGAAGATCTGCACATTCTCGAGAATTTCATGCTGGCATCAAAGAATGCTCGGCTTTACGGAGGCGCCGTCATTCTGCTGTACATCGACGATGGTCGGCCTGCAGATCAGCCAGTGGACAAAAGCCGCATTTATTCCGTTGAAGGAATGGAAGTGCTGGATCGCTGGCAGATTGCCCCTGTCATCAACGAAGAGAATTTGTACGACTATTCCAAGGCAACGTATTACCAAATCATCTCGGGCGACCTCATACGTCAGCCACAACTCACCTACATCCACAAAGACCGCATTTTGCGCTTTGATGGCGACTGGCTTCCATATCGCATTAGGCAAAGGAACTATGGGTGGGGGATGAGCAGTTTGCAGACTGTCTATGAAAGCTTTAAGCACTATTGGACTGGCCTGAACGCTTCAGCAACGTTGTTGTGCGAGTTTGATATTTTTGTTCACAAGATTAAAGGCTTGGCACAAATGCTTGCTGCTGGCAAGGAGAAAGATGTGCGTGATCGCCTGGTGCTAAATGATATGAGCAAGAGCGTTTATCGCGGCTATGCCATTGATGCAGAGAAAGAAGAACTTGCTTTTATCAGCAGGAACTTTGGCGGCGTAGGAGAAATCCTTGAGAAAATGCGCGTAGATATTATTGGCGCTTCAAAAATTCCTCACACTGTGCTGTTTGGTGAAAGCCCGAGCGGGCTTGGCTCCACTGGCAGGAGCGAAGAGCGCGATTTTGCCAAGACGCTTGCGGATTACCAACAATCCACTTTCCATCGCCCTCTCAAAAAGCTGATGGAACTGATCATGCTGAGCCGCACTGGCCCGACGAATGGGCGCATGCCTGAATCGTGGCGCATTCATTTCAACGATTTGTTCGAGCTGAATGAACGAGAGAAAGCCGATGTGAGAGCCCGCGTGGCAGCCGTTGACGGACGCTACATCCAACTGGGAGTACTGAGTCCCAAGGAGGTGGCTGATGCCCGCTACGGCGGCTCTGAGTGGTCGATGGAACTCACCCTCGACCCGTCCGTCGTGCGGGAACTTCCCGCTCAAACTGGGGGTGGTTCCACTCAAGAAGGGGGTGGAAAAATGAAAGTGCCTCCTGGCGGGCGCGACCCCATGAACGAGGAAAATGGCACTCTCCCCATGGATGGCAGCAGGGAAGTGGAAGATGCTGCTGGCCTCTATCTTCCTCGCGACCTTGAGCATCAGCGTGGTGACGTTACCTTCACCGACAAGGAGCTTCACAGTCGTGCAGTGTCGGCGGCTAAAAGCAAGTTCAAAGTGTGGCCGTCTGCCTATGCCAGCGGCTATGTCGTGCAACAGTACAAGCGTATGTACAAAGAAAAGCATGGATCAATGAGCGGAGCCTTCAAGAGCGATGGGCAAGAGCTTTACGCTGATGATCTTGATAAGTGGTTCAAAGAAAAGTGGGTGAGGATTGGGAGCAATGGTGAAATCATGGGACCATGCGGTGCTCGCGAGGAAAAAGAAGGCAAGCCTAAATGCCTGCCACAGGCCAAGGCGCAAGCTATGAGCAAGGAAGAGCGCAAAACTATTGTCGCTCGTAAACGCAAAGCCGATCCTGATCCAGAACGCAGAGGCCCTGCAAAGCTGGTCAGCAGCAAGGTTGATGCCATCGAACCCATGAGAGTGGAAGGCATGATCCTTGGCAACATTGACGAAGAGGCTTTCATCACGGAAGCCGACATTGACAAAGCCTTGAGCGAATGGAAAGAGGAAGCTCCTGCCAAGTTCAAGGAAATTCTGGAAGCCGACAATGCTGAATGATCTCAGCGCGTTTTCAGAAGCAGTGTTGTCCAGCAGGATGGACGCTGCATGGTCTTACGACCGTAATACTGGACGCTATCGAGATGAGCGCGGCAAATTCTTGAGCCAAGCTTCCGTGCAAAAGCTCGTTGATGGTCGCATTGATAAGCTAGAAGTTTCTCTCAAGCGCTTCACGCGCATGCTCAACGATGGATCCATCACCCTTGACCAGTGGCAAGGAAGCGTGCGCGAAGCCATCAAAGCCGCCCACATTCAAGCAGCAATTATTGGCCATGGAGGCAAAGCTGGTATGGGCAGCGCAGAATATGGTCGCGTGGGCCAAAGGCTTCGCTTGGAATATGATTTTCTTGCGAATTTTGCCTCCGATTTGCTTGGTGGTCGCATATCTGCTCCCATGGCTTTGGCTCGCATTGGCTTATACGCTCAAAGCGTTCGCGGCAGTTACTGGCTGGGAGCCGAAATCAGACAACAAGAGCAAGGCTATTCCTTAATGCGTCGCATCTTGGACGATCAAGCCAAGCATTGCGAAGATTGCTTGCGCTATGCCGCTCGCGGAACTGTCCCCATTGGAAGCGTGCCATTGCCAGGGCAACGTTGCGAATGCGGCGCCAGGTGCCGCTGTTCCGTGCGCTATTTCAGGCAGCAGCCGCAGGCAGTGCCAGTATAGTAGGGCAAAGCTAAAAGCTCATGAAAGTCCTTGTAGGAGACACTGGCTTGGTTGGCAGCGTGCTGCGGCAGTCCACCAACTTTGACGCCACCTTCAATTCCAGGAACATTCATGAGCTGCCCGAAATCGCCAATTTGCCAGGGCAAGTGGATGAACTGTATCTTGCTTGTCTGCCTGCCACGAAGTGGTTGGTTAATCAAGACCCGCTGAAAGATTTCAACAATATTCTCTCCATTGTTGATGTGTTGACGCGAGTATGGGCAACGAAAGTGATTCTCATTTCCACTATTGACATTTATCAGCCCGACGACTTAGGAGGCAACGAAAGCTGCTGGACTCATTTCGGACCATTGGGATATGGCACCAACAGGCTTTTGTTTGAAACGCTTGTTCAAGATACGCTTGCTTTTCAAACTTGCATTGTGCGGCTGCCAGCCGTATTCCATCCACTTATCAAAAAGAACATTCTGTTTGATTTGCTGAACAATAACAATGTCGATCAAATCAATGGCAATTCCGCTTATCAATGGTATCCACTGAAGCGTCTTTGGCAGGACATTCAGGAAGTGAAAGGCAATGAAACAATCAACTTATTTCCGCCTCCCATTGAAACCTTGGAAATCATTGATAAGTTCTTTCCCAATGCTGAAATTTCGTCGGGCGATCGCATTTCTTACGATTATCGCACCATGACCACGGAAAGTGGTTATTGGCTTTCCAGGGAAGAAGTGATGAGCGACATGGAGGCATTCATCAATGAAGCTCGGGGTTAGTGCAATTGGATGGGAAGCCGAGGATCATGCAGAAATTGTTTTGCATCTTCCTGATGGCATTGAGCTGCTAGAAGCCGTGCCCTTCAAAAGGCATAGCCGCTTTTCTGGCTATCTGCAGAAATATTCAGCGCAATCATTGTTCTATGGCATGGACATTGATGCGTTTTGGGACGAGCAAGCGCTTGATTCATGCTTGGCCAATTTAGTAGCGATGGCCCGCGAGTATGAATGGAGGCGAATGGTGCTTGGCAGTCCTGGTTTGCGCAAAGGCGACAGGCGCTATTTGATGGACGCACTAGCACGAGTGAATGATGCACTGGCCACCATTGATTGCATTGTTTGCGTTGAGCCAGTAGCCAAGCACTATGGAGGTGAATATTTTTTCACTGTCGAAGAAATTGTGCAAAGCCTTGCAGAATATTCACTGTCTCACACTGCCACGATGATCGACACCAACAGCGTGTGGCTAGAAGAACAATGGCCAGAAGATGTGCTCCTCCAATGCTTTCCCTATATCAAGCATGTGCATATTAGCGATCAAAACATTGGTCCCATTGTCTCTCAAGAAAAGCATGAACGTTTTGCAGAGGCGCTGCGCAATTCAGGCTACGAAGGGGCCGTTGTGCGAGAGCTGTTGAAAGCAAAGAACAACCCAGGCGAATATCATTACTTCGCCCACCTTTACAAGCCTTCAAGCACTTCACGCACCTTTTCTTCAATCAAATAGATGCCTTGAATTTTGCCTGTGTAGCAGGAAAGCAGATTGTCTTGCTGTTTGAATAGCGGAGCCCTGTAGGCGCTGGCATTGCTTCGTTTGCTCTTCATGGATAGCACAATGCTATGGCGAGAAAGGTGGTCCAAGAATTCTGGCCAATATGAGCGGGCATGAAGCTCCGCCTTGTTTCTCAGTTGTTCCAGCTTCTCCATGGAAGGTTCTTCTTCAATTGGCACCACTGAATCGGCAGCCACGCTATGCACAACGTGACTCAAAGACATGGTGTGATTGTGAAATGGATAGAAAGAAAATAGTGGTCCGTCAATGTAAGTGAGTGCTCCAAAGGGCAAAGGCTTTTGCACTTCGTAAAGGAACATTGCCACTGCTTCAAAATATTCACTGCTCGATGGCCTCAGCAGCGCATTGTTGGTGCAATCAATGACCAAGTGGAAGTCCTGCTTCAATTGCTTAATATCTTCTCTTTTGATTTGCTCTTGCCGAAACAAAGGGGCTAGTTGTTGAGAGAAAAAATGTTTGGCCTCGATGGGGGAAATATAGCGTTCTTGAGTGCGCCAAACCATTGAAGTGTTGCGAAGAAAGTCCGCCTTAATTTCTTCATACTGAAAAATCAATGGCGGAAAAATGCTCCTAATAGTTCCGGCATCTAGCAAGCTTTCATCTTCTGGCACGGCATACAAATTGTTTTTCACCTCATAAGTGACACTTCCATAATCGTGCATGAAGCGATCGAAAGTAAATCTGCACAATGAGCGTGTGGCTGCGTTCCTAGCGTAGTGGTAGCCAAGATGAAGGCGATTTTGGTTGATGAGCGAAGCGCCTTGAAATGGCTCGGGCTTGCGATCAAACAGTACGGTGTGATGCTCGTCCCTTAGCTGGTAGGCCAAATGACATCCCACCCAACCAGCTCCAATAATTGCGACGCGCATGCCACTATCCGCTTCTGCCATAGTCTAAAACGCTTGTAAGATGAGGCCAGCTCTGTTTTTCTTGTGGCAACCATCTTTTACTGCGGCGACGTTGGAGTGCAAACTGGCTTCGGGCGCGTCAGCGAGCATTTGATTCCAGCACTAGCCAAAGAGCATGATGTGCATGCCCTCGCGGTCAATTGGCACGGCGACCCCAATGAAATGCAGGATCATTGCAAAATGTACCCTGCTATGGCCTACGGCTCCGATCCGTTTGGCCAGCATCGCATTGGAGAGCTAGTACAAAAAATTAAGCCCGACTTGGTTTTCATTCTCAACGACATTTGGGTGGCGATCAACTTGTTCAATGCCATCAAGCCTTTCAAGGAGAGCATTGGCTTCAAGACTATTGTGTACACTCCCATTGACTCCTACGGTCTCTTCGCAGAGCTGTGCGAACCCATCAGTCATTGGGACAAGCTCATCACCTACACAGACTTCGCCAAAGAAGAGCTGCGCAAGATGGGTTATGACAAGCCTGTCGAAGTGGTGGGGCATGGCACGGACTTCACCAAGTTCTTCCCCATGGACAAAGAACAGTGCCGAAAGGAACTGGGCGTGCCGAATGATGTGTTCATTGTCTTCAATGGCAACAGAAATCAGCCGCGTAAACGCATCGACCTGACCATCAAGGGCTTCATCAAGTTTGCAAAGGACAAGCCAGATGCTCGCCTTTGGCTCAATATGGGCAAGAAAGACATGGGCTGGGATTTGGTGCCGCTGTTCAAGCGCGTCGCCAGAGACGAAGGCTACGACCCCACGGGCAAGCTCATTCTTACCAGCCCCGAATTTTCCACACACAATTGTCTTCCCATTGAGCAGCTCAATAAGGTGTACAACGCTTGCGACGTGGGCGTTAACACTTGCATTGGCGAGGGTTGGGGCTTGGTGAATACGGAGCACGCTGCCGCTGGCGTGGCACAACTCGTGCCTGACCATACAAGCCTGAAAGAAATCTTTAGCGAAGTGCCTCGCATTCGATGCCAAGGCTCGGAAACCGATAGGAACTACGGCCTTGAGCGTCCATTGCCTATGCCCGAAAGCCTGGCAGAGCTTTTGGAAGGCTATTACGAAAATCGTGACTTTCTAGCCACCGATGGCGAATGGTGCTATAAACGCATCCATGAAAAGCAATTCACCTGGCCCTTCATCCAGAAGAAGATGCTTGCCATCATTGAAGAAACGCTTGCTCAAAGTGCTTCTCCGCAGTTCAAAGGCTTCGGCA